AACTGCGTTAGCCGAGTTACCGGTGCTGGTGCTGCCGGTGTTGTTGATGGCTGACAGGTTAGTGCCAATCATAGCCATAGCAGCGGAAGCAACAGCAGTAGTAGCGGAACAAACAACCGCTTTAAACACAGCATCAGGGTCATCCAATACATAGGCTTGGCAGTCACCGGCTGTGGTGCTTGCGGGCCAATATTGAGAGAACAACTTTTGCTTAGTCGTGGGGTTGGTGAAGGTGCAGCCCAAGAAAATACCGACGGTCTGATTCAGACCAGTGCCGGTAGAAATCGAGGCGCGGGTTACATTACCACGGGATAGAACAACGAAATCACCGTAGAAGATGTCGGTCGCATAGCCATATTGGATGTTGTACATGCGGGTGGAACCTGCAAATACTTGACCGCCAATTAGGTTCTGCGGCAACAGCCCGTAGGGTGCTGATACAACAGGGTAAGCCATAAAGGACTCCTAAAATAAAATTTAAATCCGTCCACGCGTTGAACTGGAACGTTTGTCCATAGTCAACGGCATTCGCGGGTCACTCTGACGCATAAAACTGTTGTCTACCGCTTCCATCTGTGCTTGCGACTGCCCGGTGTAGTACTCAAACATGCCTTCAGAGATTTCAGTGGGTATCTTGCAGAGCATGAGACCACCAATTTCAATATTGCCTGTCTTTTCGTTTCCTTGGAGCATTAGCTCCGGGTAATCAACTGCCTTACACGGAACATATCCGTCTCTGAGTTTGCGAGACATATTCGTAGGTTCAATTTGACCTAGAAGATGAGTCATAACCCAGCGGTGTGTGAAACCGGGGATAGGGTTCGGGTCTGGCAATGCGCTAGAGGGCCGATAAACAAAACGAGCACCTTTTTCACGGGTGGATAGGTCACGAGAATCACGATTAGCCATTTGAAGCCTCCAATTTAGCTACTTGAGCAGCGTATTGCTGCGGGGTTAATCCAAACTTCTTAGCCAACGCCATAGCGGTGCTAGTCATCTGAACCTTTTTTACGCCCGATGAACGAGCAGCGGGCGCAACAACCGAAGTAGGTCGTCTGGAAGACTCTTTAGACCTCTCATTCCCAAATACCTCTGGGAACTTGTCTCGTACGCGAGCATCTATAGTTTCAAAATACTCGTCACTTTGCGGGTTTACACCCGAGTTCATTAGTTTTTTATGCAGCCCTAATGCGTAGCTGGTTACTTCTTCAAACTCATCAGAACCGAACCACTGGTTTTTTGCCTGCCAGCGCAGAGTTTTAGCATCAAGCTGAGGTTCTGGTTCGCGGTAGCTTTGCTGAGGAGCTTCTTGGCGCACTTCCTGTTGGACGGGCGGTCTGTAGTTCCTAATGGCGTTGACTTTCATCTTCGCCTCTAGCAATGCTTCTTGCGCAGCTAGTATAGCATCTGCATCAAAGGCCTCTTGTGCAGATTTATACTGACCACGGGCATTTTGTAGCTCATTTTCAGCTAATTGGAGTGATTGGCTCTGGAAATGCTGGGTTCCAGCGCTAACATGCTGCCGAAGTTGTTGGTTCTCGGCAACAATATGCCTTGCCATGTTCTCAAGCTCCAGCTTTTCTCGCATAAGAGCTTCTTTTGCGCGGCGTTCATCGTGTCGGGCATGGGTTAATTCCTTAATCCGCACCTTTACTTTGTCACCATACGAGGCAATTTCCTCATCGGTAGGGTCTTCAACCTCCTTATCCAAGGCCTTGCGGCCTCGGTCTGCTGGAGGTGTGTCGTCTACGACTTCAATTTCAATCTCATCCGCATTGGACTCAATCTCAACTGTTTTGTCGTCTTCCAGTTCATCCGGGAACTTAAATTTTTCCATGATTTCTCCTTATGCGTGGGTGATTCCACGGGGGTCTTGCACAACACCTTCAACTTGGTCATCGTTGATTAGGCGCATTTCCTGACCGTACATCTTGAATCGCGTACCTGCGTAGGTGCGAACCATGATGAAATCACCCTGCTTGCACCAAGGCCCGCTGGGAAACTTTTCTTTGTCGGAGTATGCGTCTGGGCCAACTTTGACCACGAACAAAACTGCTGTAGTCACTTCTTCGCGCTTCATCATGTCTTTTGACTTGAGGAAGTTTGTGCCTTCAATCGTTTCGTCGATTGCGGGAAGCACACATAACAGCTTGTACCCAGATGGCTCTGGAAGCTGCTTCGCTTTTTCTGCGTCTGTCATTGATGCGTCAGGTTCTTCTGACGTTTGGATTGGCGCGGGCATTACTACCCCCGGAGGCAAAATGATTTTACTCATCTGAATCTTCAGCTTTCTTTAGCAAGGCCAATAGGTGGGACTCTGCGATGGCTAGGCCTTGAATCACCCCGCACAGTTTTTTGTACTCATCAAAAGACGCACAGGCCCCACCAGCCAAGTCGTCTGCATAGTTGTTCATGTCAATGCGTATTTGTTCGCGCAATACGCGGGCGAAGTTCTGAATCATTCTTTGCTCCTCATCTGAGAATCTAAGTTGGCTTTGTCTCTTGCAATATCAGCACCCAAACGAACTCCTGCGCTTTCCTGTTCATATTTAAGGCGCTGTTTTCCTTCCTCTATTGAGGAACCTGCTTTAAGGCCCTCTAGCTGCATCTTGCTTTCATGTTCTTCCTTGCGGATGTTGTTAGCGTCGGCTTTGGCAGAGGCCTCAAGAACCATGCGTTGCTTCTCAATGTTTAAACGTTCTTGGTCAAGCTGGAATTGCTGCTGAATTTTCTGTGCCTCTAGCTGCAATCCACCCTGTTTAAGCTGCATTTCCTGCTGCTGCAATTGAACCAGTGGGTCTTGGGCCTGCTGTTGAGCTTGCTGTTGAGCGGCCTGTGCTTGGCCCTGCTGAAGAACCTGTTGAGCGGCCTGAGCCATCATTGAAGACAGCGACAGTTCAATCTGAGGAGGAAGCTCTTCACCTTCAGGTGGGAGCGGAATCCCCATACTGTTTTCAATTTTCAGCCTGTAGTCAAAGGCCACATGCTCCGAGATATGCGCCATGAGTGCCGCTTGAATCATTGGAGCCTTGGGGTTCTGACCAATTAACTGGGCAATGCTTGGGTCTTGCATCATTGACATATGCACTTGCATATGCGCTTGCTGGTCTTGGTAGAAGAACGCCTTTACAGGTTCTCCTCTGATGATTGCCATGTTTTCCGAAACGGGGTCTTTTGGCTTTTGGTCATCTGGCAGCTTGACTAGCTTCTCTGCGTTTTTGATACCAAGAACCTCTAGCATCCGTCGGTGCAGTTGAGGAAGGTCGTAGATATCAGGGGCCATCTGCGCCATCTGAATTACAGCCTGATACTGAACCACACGCTGGCTCATCGTTGCAGCGTTGGGGTCGCTTACAGGAATGATTTCCACGTACTGGTAGTCTGTTTTCTTTGCGCCGCGACTAGATGTGTCAGGGTCGTAGTCGTAGTTTGGCTCTGTGTAGTCTGCAATGATTTCAGCAAGGAGACCCAGTTCCTGTTTAAACGTGTAATGGAGGCGGGCTTGCACCGCCGTCATCACCTTCAGTTGACGCTCTAGCAAGGCTAGGGTGGTTCCGACAGGAGCTTGCGCCGACATGTCGCTGACCTTGAGGTCTGCTGTAGCTGCGAAGCGACGGCCTTCATCAACGATGGTTCCCAATAGGGCTGCGAGGACTTGGCTAGGCTCTTTGTATGGCAGAGGCAGGATGTTGTCCCGCAGAGCCCCAGAGCCGATATCTACATCGCGGAACTCTCCCGGCTGGATTGGGGTATCGTCTCCCTTGATACGCAGTCCACGAGATTTCAATCCGCCCGGAAGGTTGGACAGAGTTCCTGCATCGATAAGCTGACGCATGATGCTGGTGGCGCTCTTGGCAAATCCACCGATGAGGTGAAACAGACCAAACCCGTAAGCTCCGAATCCGGGGATGTATTGGTAATGAACAAAGTGCTGACGCTTTAAACGCAGTTCGTCATCCGGCTCCCAGTTACGACGGATAGCCAGAACATCGTTTGTGCCCTTGATGAAGGTGATGACATAGGGCAGACCAATCTCTGTATCCTCACCGTCGGAGTTGACATCCTCATATCCGGGTATGTCTAGGTCTGCGTGAACCTCATAGAGGGTGTAGCGGTCATCGTTTAAATCACTAAAGCCGGTCTCTTTGTCTTTGGCCTGCTGGATGTCGCTCTTGTTCTTGTCCGGCTCACCCAACTCCACATCCCGGTAGAAACCGCTCTCCTGCAATTTAAGAATCTCGTTCTTGGTCTTACGCATAACATGCGTTAAGCGATAGCAGCTGTCTAGGTCGGTCGTTCCATAGGGGAGGATGATGTCCTCTGCGGGGACAAACATGGAGACCTGCCGTCCAAGGTTAGGGTCGTAGTAGACCTTCTTGAACGCAGAACCTGTTGCAGGAAGACTCCACAGCATCCGCTCATGCTCAGGGCGGAACTCACGCATCACCTCGGTGAGTTCATAGTTCATGTCTTCCTCGACACGAACTGCTGCTTCCTTCTTCTCCGGGGTTTCCTTACCAATAATCTTTGTACGTACAGGCCCTTGGGCCGGGAACATCTCTGTGATGGTCTCTGACTGAAACCTTACAACTGCCTCGGTAATCATAGGGTGAAACACCCCAGAAGCTCCTTGCCACGGTTCTGTTCGCTCTTCAAACTGGAGACCAAGAAGCTTTAAACCATCGGTGTAGGCCTTCTCCCAGTCCTTACGGCTGTTCCGGTCGTTGTCGATGTCCTCTGATAGGTCACTGGCAATGGACTGGAGGTCACCGTCGTCAATAAGTTCTGCAAGGTTTTGACCAAAGTCGTCTTCATCCTTACCGGGAGTAATGGAGATGTCCATGTCCCCTATCTGAATATTCACTTCCTCGGGGTCAACAATCTCAATCTCAATGGGCTCCTCATCTTCGGCTAATTGTTCTATCCCCATCGGGGCTTGGTACAGGCCTTTATCTACATTGGTTGCCATATATGTCCTTAGTAATATTCATACTTGCGACGGAAGATGGGCTCATCATCCTGTTCGTCGGAAGCAATCTGGATAAACCCACCTTGGCGAAACCTCATCAAAGCTTGGCTGCTTGAGTCCACCAAGTCATCGTTATCGCCATTTGGAAATGCTGCCATTTCCTCCATGACCTCATCTGCATCACGAGAGCCCGTACACCAGACAATCCCAGAGGCAAATAGGTCTGCAATAGAGTTTACACGGCTAATCTTGTCGTTCCCCTTGCTAGGTGTGTACTCCGACAGGGGCACTCCAATCTTGCGGAGTTCGTAAATAAGAGGAGCCCCGGCGGCTCTCTTCTCAATAATCAGGGTGTCAGGCTCCCATTCTTTGTAGAGTTCAAGGGCAAGCTTCTTCAGTTCAGGGAACTCCATCCTGCGTTTAAACGCATCAAGCAGGATGATGTTGGTCTGGTCTTTACCATTGGTGTCCGGGTAGTCAAAAACTCCCCAAGTGGTACAAGCGGAATAGTCCGCCCGATTGTTCTTCTCAAAGGCTGTGTCCCAAGACTGGATGATGTAATCACACATAGGGAGCTTTTCATTCTCCCAAATCTTCCACTGGTCGCGCTTGATAATCGCACCCTCATTACCTGTGGGGTTCTGTTGGTACTGCGCCTCCCATTTGGCTACGGGAATCTCTGCCTTGATAGCCTCCAGTTCCTTCTTAGACCAGAAGGCAGGCCACAACGGAGTACCTGACGGAAGA